GGTGAGGGTATGCCAGATCTTAATAATGACTGCAGTTATTATGCATATATATATGACGGCTCAGCCTGTCTGTCTGACGAAAGGGGAATGTGTAGCGACTTAGTTACTGGAATGTATTTTAGTATGAATGGTGGCTTTCATTTTAAAACTCAAAAATCTAAAATGATTATCATAGAAGTTTTACATACAAAAGGAATATATCCGGAAACTAATTATAGAGCAATGAATACTGTAGGTGGTCGAATAGAAGAAAGAGGAAGACTAAAATATATTGATGGTTGTACTGATAGCTTATTAATAGCACCGGTCAAGATGGGTGACCCTTGTCTCAATCATCTTCACTTCCCAACCGACATAACACAAACAGCACATACGCACCCAAGCCATAGAATTGGAATAGTAGCAGATGGACACGGTGAATGTGTAACTCCTTTTGGAGTACTACCTTTAATAAAAGGAATGATATTTGTAATAAAAGAGTGGCACGAAGAAATGGACGGCCAACAAAAAGGAATAGGACTAGACGGCAAAGAACATTTAGCCGGAACACATAAATTCGACACTACTGATTCTCATATGGACGTGATAGCATTCCACCCTGACAGCGACTTTGGTGCTACAGATATTGTACACCCAATGATTAATCGTACAATAGTAGAAAACGAAGATGGTGAGTTTGTAAGTGCAGGGTCAATCGAAACAATTAGAACACAATAGTATGGGTAAGAAAAACTTCCAGGAAGACAATGTATATGTAGCGTCTAAAAAAAGAATAGAGTATTGTTTTAAAAACTATGATAAGGTCTGCGTATCGTTTAGTGGTGGAAAAGATAGCACAGCCGTCTTAAACGTAGCGTTAGAAGTAGCGAAAGAGATGGGTAAGCTTCCGTTAGACGTAATGTTTTTTGATGAAGAGGCCTTGCATCCACCAACGATTGAATATGTACACAGGATAAGCAAAAACCCTGACGTTAATATGCTGTGGTTATGTATGGAGTGGAAGCATAGAAACGCTTGTAGTAATGAAAGCCCATACTGGTATTGTTGGGACAAAGATAATAAAGACTTATGGGTTAGAGAACTACCGGAGACTGCAATAACTGAACACAAAAGATTTAAGAAAGGCCAGGCATTCCAAGACTTTAGTGCATACTATTATGAAAAGTCAGTTGGGAGTGTCTGCTATTTGACCGGAATACGAACAGAGGAAAGTCTTAGACGTATGAGTGTTATTTGCTCAAAACAAAATGATAACTATATACAATCTTCGGCCACTTGGAATAGTGTTATGGCTCACCCAATATATGATTGGTCTAGCAAAGATGTATGGTTAGCAGTACATAAGTTTGGTTGGGACTATAACAAAACGTATGATGTTTATAATAAAACTAAGCTATATCAAAAGTATTTGACGCAGCGTGTATGTCCTCCGTTCGGTGAAGAACCTTTGCGTGGTCTTTGGTTATATAGCGAGTGCTTTCCAGAACTTTGGCATAAGATGTTACATAGAGTTCCTGGAGTAGCTACTGCCTGGAGATATGGAAATACTGAGATATACAGCAGCCCAAAGACAAAGCCTGACCATTTAACATTTAAAGAGTATCTTCAAGTTATATTAAAAAGCTATTCTAAACAATATCAAAATGAGATTAAAAAGACGCTTAACGGCTATATAAGGAGACATACTAATAAGTCGAGTGATGAGATACCGGAAGAAGATGCACACCTTTTAACCGGCATATCTTGGAAATTCCTATGTAGATGTGTTATGCGTGGTGACTTTAAAGGAAGACAAATCAATGCAATTAATAATGAAGCTATCAAAGCTCGTGATAAGGCAGGTATGAGTATTAGAGAAGCTGAAATAAAACACGGAAAATAATGAAATATAAAAACCAACCCCTAAATGATATTGTTTGGAGAAAGCGAGAAGATCTTAAACCGAACAATTACAATCCTAACAAAGTAGCTACTTCCGAGATGAAGCTATTAAAAATATCAATACAAGAAGATGGCTGGACGCAACCTATTGTAGTCAATCCTGATATGACAATAGTAGACGGCTTCCATAGATGGACTGTAAGCAAAGACATAGCCGAATTAACTGATGGTTACGTTCCAACGGTTATGATAACTCCAAAAGATAAAGCACAGCAACAGATGGCCACGATTAGACACAACAGGGCAAGAGGAACACACGGAGTATTAGAGATGAGCAATATAGTAACTGATATGGTGGATAATGGTTTAGAGGGTGACGAAATAATGAAACGTCTACAAATGGAAAAGGAAGAAGTAGTAAGATTATTATACAGAGCCGGAATACCAAAAGATGAAGTATTTAAAGATTTAGAGTTTAGTAATAGTTGGATACCAAAAGAAAAGGAGTAATGGGTGTGAAAGAGAACAAAACTGAACACAATAAAAAAGCAATATTAGAGTCGCTGGAAAAGTCGCTGGGTGTAGTGACTACAGCTTGTAAGTCTGTCGGTATTGGCCGAACTACTTTTTATACATATTATAACGAAGATGAAGAGTTTAAAAAAGCAGTAGATGATATTGGTAATGTAGCATTAGACTTTGCAGAAAGTCAATTACACAAGCAAATCGGAGACGGCAATTCTTCAGCTACCATATTCTATTTGAAAACAAAAGGGAAGAAGCGTGGATATATTGAAAGGTCAGAATTAGATCTTACGGCTGACGAACCTATTAAGATAAACGTAAACATTAAAGGAGTTGAACATTGATACTGAATTTACAGCAACACAAGAAAAGGCAATAGAGTATCTATTTGATGATAAGACCACAGAGGTTCTTTTTGGTGGTGCAGCAGGTGGTGGTAAATCTTGGGTTGGGTGTGCTTGGCTTATACTGATGTGTATTAAGTACCCAAAGACCAGGTATTTGATGGGTCGTTCTAAACTTGATAGTTTAAAGAAAACAACACTAAACACTTTCTTTGAGGTCTGCGAACATTGGGGAATAAAGGCTGAGAAGCATTATCATTACAATGCGAGTAGCAATATCATTAAGTTTTATAACAAGTCAGAGATTATGCTCAAAGACTTATTTATGTACCCAAGTGATAAGAACTTCGACAACTTAGGTTCGTTAGAAATCACAGGTGCGTTCATTGACGAGGCTAATCAGATTACAGAAAAAGCTAAGAACATTACATCTTCGAGATTGAGATACAAGCTAGACGATTATGGATTAATACCAAAAATGCTTATGACTTGCAACCCTGCAAAGAATTGGGTTTATACTCAGTACTACAGGCCAAGCAAAGAGGGTAATCAGAAAGACCACAGGAAGTTTATTCAGTCTTTAGTAGATGATAATCAATACATATCTAAGCATTATAAGAAACAGCTTGAAACGTTAGACGAATTGAGTAAGCAAAGACTCCTATTTGGTAATTGGGAATACGATGCTTCTAAAGATTCATTGATTGACTACAATTCTATTATATCACTATTTGAAACTACAGGTACTTCCGGAGACAAATACATTAGTTGTGACGTGGCACGATTTGGAAGCGATAAGACAGTTATATTGTATTGGGAAGGGTTACATATCAAAAAGATTAGAACGTTGCTTAAATCGGCTATAAATGACGTTGTCGATGAAGTTAGACAGATTCAACAAGCTAACGCTGTACCTTTACGAAATATTATAATTGACGAAGATGGTGTCGGTGGTGGTGCTAAAGACTTTTTGAGATGTCAAGGTTTTGTGAATAATAGCAGACCTTTAAAAAAAGAGAATTACCCTAACCTTAAAACACAATGTTTTTATAAATTAGCTGACTTAATAAACAAAGGCCAAATAGGTATTACGTGTCCGGACATCAATGCGAAGAATAATATCATAGAAGAATTAGAACAGGTGCGAATGAAAGACGCTGATAAAGATAATAAGCTACAGATAATTCCTAAAGAGCAAGTGAAAGATATGATTGGCCGTTCACCGGATTATGCTGACGCTATAATGATGAGAAT